GAAACGAAGTTCAGACGTACTGGCATTGTATGATAACTTTTCCATTATCGCGTCCTCAACAATGAATTTTGTGATGCGGTGCCTGGTGCCTCCAGGTGACGTTAACCAGTTAACAATTAACGCCGGAGTATTTCACCCATAAGGTTGCTTGTTTTAACTGTTCCGCGTGCGCTGAGCCGCATTCACCGCATCACAAAATTCACTTTAAAAAGGGCGGACATCAGCCAGCAATGAAACTGATGTCGCCAAAAGGTAATCAACATGGGTTGTTGCAGCGGGGTTGTCACTCAGGCGTATGGTCAACCTGACAACCCGGTGTTATCTCGAGGAAAGGATAGCCTCGCCATACTTACCGCCGCGCCATTTCGCGGATTGCCACAACCGGAAGCGCACGGTCGAAGATGCCGGTGGCACGCAACAGAGGGAGAAATAACTTCGCCGTGCGCTTTCGCGTTATGCCCTGACTTTTCAGGGATATATCCTTTCAGTAAACTGTCAGTGCCGGATTCTTATCCGTGTCCGGCGCACGACAACACGCTGTCACGTGTGGTCTCCATTCTCAACCAGTAACCTCAATGGAGGATAAAATGCCAAACAAGCCAATACATCCGCTTATTGAAAAACAGATTGAATGCCTGGTTAATCAACTCAGGCAATCAGGGTTATTAAAAACTCATTCAGAGCTAGGACTCACAGAATCGGCATTCGACGATAAATTAAATAATGCGCTTTATAATGGCATCATTGATTACAATCGTGGTGCTGGTCGTCGTGGCCCTGCTGGTACAGCTTTGTAATTACCAGTTAATCCATAGCGGATAGTGTTCAGCATAAATATAGCTATACACATCCAGGTTGTATTTGCGGTCTGTCCTTAGCAGGTCGCAAATACACGCCGCAGCTTCCAGGGCGGAAGCTTTGTTGCTGAATAACCATGTAGCAACATTCCAGCGATTATCTTTATCCCACTCTTTTGCGAGAGCTGACACCACGAAGGAGCCGTTGGTGTTGCCATCAAATACTTCCGTTTCCAGATTTTTAAGTAATGCCTGGTGAATTTTTGCCAGGTATTCAGTCGGAATTTCGCCACGAATTCGGATAAGGTTGTCATAAACAAACATGTTTCCCGCATATGGCGATTTTTCTTCCTTGTTTTTTAAACCAGCATCATGAGCAAACTGATCAATTTCTTCTTCCGTTGGTTTCGTGTTGATGTTTTGCGCTGTCGTTTCTGCAATGAGTTTTGCTTTATTTTCTACACAATGATTGTTTGTGAACGAATATGAATACAGTCCGGTAAAGGAATTGCGGACATGATTTGATAAATTTCTGATGAACAGTTTATCTACTAATATCATTGGGTTCCGCGCCAGTTGCGAGCGAATCACATCAGCGGCCATTTCCTGTATTGAAATTGGTAAATCTTTAAATTCCATAGTCAACCTCATCAGTCGGTGGTTTTAAATCACTCGCGAAACGTTTAATGCCGCGCTTTTTGCCAGAGCGGTAATATCCTGCGTCACTGACGCCAGTGTTTCAGAGAGGCGCTCTTTGTGATCAGTGGCCTGCTTCAGGTCATTAATGGCGCGTATCTTCCCGCGCATCCACTCATAAAGTTCATCATCGGTATAGTCTGGCGCGATGATGACGGGTTCTCGTTTCTGCATAGTGATTCCTCGCAATGCCGTATCCCCTTAACGCCGGGGTAGCGGAACAAAAACCTGCTGCATAGTTAAAGTTGAACCCTGCCGTCATGTTCTTACGTCTCGGGCTGGCTACTTAACCCCTGACCACTGCCTGGTAACTCGAAGTATTGCCCTGCGTTCTGTGGGACGGGGTGGGTTGGTTGATATGATGTACTTTTTGTTCACTAATGTAAAGTACTTTTAGTACATTTTATGAGAGATAAAGTACCAGGAGGGGGGGGAGGAGCATAAACCCGGAGGGAAGTTACCGGATTTATGCAGATTCAGGAGGCTTTTTGTTTTTTCTTTCGCGCTAATTCTTCATAAATTGCGTTGTACTTCTGTTTTTTCTCCTCAAGAGTTTTTAAAAGTTCATCAGTTTCACTGTCAGGGAGTTCATCAAGAAGTTCAATGATGATTTTTTGCCTCGGACTTAACTCCTGATAGAAACGCAGGCTTCCGCTTTCTTCAGTGTCCTCCCCCAGAAGGTAAGTTGGTGTTGTTCCGATAAGTGCTGCCAATTCTTTCAGTTTCTCTCGACGGGGAATTGTCTCTCCATTAAACCATTTACTAACCGCTTTGGGTGTTAGCTTCATTCGACGGGCAATTTCTGCCTGCCTTCCGTGTTGTTCAAAACCAGCATTATCACAGGCTAGCGCAAGCCTGCTGGCGAACTCTTTACGCGCTTCATCTTCATGAACCATAAGTTCAATGATATTTACTATTGAATGTACTGTCAGTTCTGTTATATTGTGTACTCAAAGTTCACATTGTGAGGGTGATATGAGCCATACAACACTTGCAGATGTAATCAAAGCAGTTCGCGTTTCTGTTGTAGCCGATGTTTGCGGTGTCAGCCAAAGAGCAATCTACAAATGGATGAATAATGGAAAATTACCGCGCACAGAATATACAGGCGAAACAAATTACGCTGAAAAAATTGCTCTGGCATCAAACGGATTATTTTCTGCTGATGCGGTTTTGACTATTGGCAGGATTAAGCCTACAGCGAATGAATCACTGGCGGTGAACAATGATATTCACTCCTGAGCAGGCTCGCGAGGCTCTGGATGCCTGGGTATGCCGACCAGGAATGACGCAGGAGCAGGCGACGATATTAATCACGGAAGCATTCTGGGCTCTGAAAGAACGCCCGAACATCGATGTTCATCGCGTCACGTTTGATGATGGCGCGGTTGATCAACGGGCGCTGGGCGTTAACAGGGTGAAGATATTCGAACGCTGGAAAGCTATCGACACCAGGGATAAGCGTGAAAAATTCACGGCGCTGATTCCGGCAATTATGGAGGCTATCCGGATCAGCGATTTCAGGTTGTATTGTGAAATTACTGACGGAAAAAGCATTACGTACATGATCGCCGGGTTAAACAAAGAATATGGCGATGTGGTGGAGTCCGGGCTGCTTTTTGCGGATCCAGCTGTTGTGGAACGTGAGACTGACGAGCTTATAGAAAAAGCCATTGCTTTCAAGCGTGCGTATCGTCAGCAATACCAATATTACTTTGCAGATAAACAAATGTCTGCCAGGGGTTCGTATGAGTATCGATGCACTACGATGGGCTAAAAAGGTGAAAACCGGCAGTTCATCCAGTAAGTCAGTATTGACCTGGCTTGCTGATATGTGCGGTGCCGATTTGTGTGCATACCCGTCTGTATCTGCACTGGCAGAAGTAACGGAGCTGAACAAAAAGACTGTGCAGGACAGCTTACGACACCTGATGGAGATTGGGTTAATTGTTGATACCGGTGAGAGAAAAGGCCGAACAAAGCAAATCGTAGTGTACCGACTTATCGGTGTAGAAGAAAGCGTTGCCGAGCCTGAATACACCCAAAAACGGGAGTCTTTAAAGGTGGGTAAAATTGGTACTGTTAATAAAAACAGTACCGAAAATGGTTATGTTTCAGCACAAAACAGCCCCAAAAACGGAACTCTTAGCTGCATGGAAAATAACCAAAGACACCCAAATTTTCCATCAAAGACACCCAAAAACGGATCACGGAACCCAAAGGAACCCAAAGATCTAAACCCCACACATAATGCACGCGAGAGTGCTCCGACCAGTGAGCAGGAAGTTTTGTCGTTACAGGCAGTGCCACCCGTATTCCTGGATGGCCTGAGCGAACCCATCGGAAAATTTCCGATGACCGATAGCTGGCATCCGTCACGGGATTTTCGACGACGGGCTGCGGTGTGGGGGATGGCTTTGCCGGAGCCGGAATTTACACCTGCTGAACTTGCCGCCTTCCGGGACTACTGGGCAGCGGAGGGGAAAGTATTTACGCAGGTTCAGTGGGAGCAGAAATTCGCCCGTCACGTAAATCACGTCAGGGCGCAGGTTAAACCAGTCAGCAAGGGGGTGAGCCATGCAGCCGCACCAGGTGGCACCGCATCACGGGCAGTTCAGGAAATTCGGGCAGCACGTGAGCAGTGGGAACGTGAAAATGGATTTATCAGCGACGGAAACGGCGTGGAAGCTGTGGGAACTCATGGGGGAGGTTTATTCGAACCGCTGGACCCAGAAGAACGGGGCCGCACCTTCGAAGCTCTGGATTGCACAGATTGGCGCGATGACTGAGCAGCAAATCCGGCTGGTCTGCCGCCAGTGCATGGACCGTTGCAGGGCAGGTGAAACATGGCCTCCGGACTTGGCTGAGTTTGTGGCGCTGATTTCGGAGAGCGGGGCAAATCCATTTGGTCTGACGGTGGATAACGTGATGGAGGAGTACCGACGCTGGCGCAACGAGTCCTGGCGATACGACGGAAGCGATAAATACCCGTGGTCTCAGCCTGTGCTGTATCACATTTGCCTCGAGATGCGTTCAAAGGGGATTGAGCGCCAGATGACCGAAGGGGAATTAAAACGGCTTGCAGAACGGCAGCTGACGAAATGGGCAAAGCATGTTAGTAACGGCCTGAGCGTTCCGCCAGTCCGGCGACAACTGGCGGCACCCAAACGCCCGTCGGGGCCAACGCCAATTGAGTTACTGAAACAGGAATATGAACGCCGGAAAGCGGCTGGTTTTGTTTGAGTTGAGAAGTAATTTTTACCGGGAGGAAATTTTAATGGAGACAGTTTTTGACGCACTGAAAGCGATGGGAAAAGCCACGTCGGTAGAGCTGGCTGCGCGACTTGATATCAGTCGTGAAGAAGTACTGAACGAGCTGTGGGAACTGAAAAAGGCTGGCTTCGTTGATAAAAGCGTATACACCTGGCGTGTGGCTGATAACAACGTTCAGCAGGAACAGCCAGCGCCAGAAGAACAGCCGGAAGAAACCACCACGGCGACAGTAGCGAAAATCTCAGAGTGCGATTTAACCGCGACGATTGAACAACGCGGACCACAAACGGCGGATGAACTGGCTACGCTGTTCGGTACAACATCCCGCAAAGTGGCTTCAACGCTGGCAATGGCAATCAGCAAAGGTCGTCTGATTCGTGTTAATCAGAACGGTAAATTTCGTTACTGCATGCCGGGCGGTAATTTACCAGCAGAGCCGAAAGCGGCATCGGTAGCGGAAACTGATGGTAAAGCCTTTCCTCAGCCTGCATGTGTTGCGTTACCAGTACAGGAAGCTGCAACACAGGAAGATATTAAAACAGAAACTGTGGCGGACATTGTGCAGCCGCTTGAGAAGCGAGTGGATAATCTGGTTCTGCCATCGCTGCGACAGGCAAACCGCGAACTGCGTCGGGCGAAAAGTGATATCCGGAAATGGGAGCGAGTCTGTGCCGCGCTGCGGGAGCTGAATAAATATCGCGATATTGTCGCCCAGCTTTGCCAGGAGGCAACCAGTGAGCAAGATTGACTACCAGGAATTGGCTGCTGCTAACGCTTTCTTGGCGGATGTGCGGGCTGGGGCGTTTAACGACCTTTGCGCGGCGTTTGTCAGGCACGCAAAAATTGCAGGACTGGACGATGGCGATCTCGTTACGGTGAAAGAAGTGACTGATGCGCTGCTGCACTGTGCAGAACAGCTTCGGGAGGGATTCAAGCAATGAGTGAATCAAAATGTCAGATTAATGGCAATCAGATAGAGCCGTGCGCGGCGTTATCAAAATCTCTCGAATATGGAAATCCAACGTTCAAGAGTAAAGGGATATTTATCCCGGAGCGTGTGAACATAAACACTGGCGAGTCAGGCTTAGATATTGCTCAAATTCACTCTGGGCAATATATCGGTCGTGGCGTTGCAATGTGCTTTTGCCCGTTCTGTGGTGAAAGTCTGAAAACGTGGGAGAACAGAAATGAATGAAATTAGAGAAATACCAGTAATACGTGATGAATATGGCTGCTGGACGCATCCTGAGTATGAAAAATTCTGTGATGGTAGAGAACATATTTCAACGGAAGAGTTTAACGCATGGATGGAGGAAAATAATCTTCAATGGACCATCAGAACTATGGATGAAGATAATTTTAATCTGGACGCAGATGGTCCCGATATTGCCTCCTGGAAACCGGAGCGCCCGGAAGGTGATGGCTGGTTCATTGGTTCCATTCATGACACTGAAGATGGTCCTGTTTGTGTATGGCTGAGAAATAAGGCTGAAGCATAAAGGCGATAAACTACCTGACAACAAAATACTGAAAATTTAAATCAGAAGTGAATTTTATTAAATCCTTAACCGGAGGGATTCTGCACCCTCAGAACATCAGGAGGCCGTCTGAAAGGGCGGAACAGATAATGCTTACGTTGAAACATTTTATCGACATACCAACATGGTTAGCCGTCATTGCTTTTGTTAAAATACACATCCACTTTTCTGTGCAATGTTTAACCACTGGTCATATCAAATGGCATTCATGCGAACCATGATATAGAATCATGGCTTGAGAGAGTCGATGAAAGCGCAACTATGGTATGAGAGACATTGATGTAAGAAAGGCTGTGCATGCCAAGATTCTGAGAGATCATCATAAAGATCCTGACACCCTAATCATTGATGAGTTTACGATGAATCTAGGGGCTAGCAGAGCTGATATAGCAGTGATCAATGGACTTATACATGGTTATGAGTTGAAGAGCAAGAGTGATAACTTGCTCAGATTACCAGCGCAGGTGCAACATTACTCATCAGTGATGGATAAAGTAACGTTGGTTGTCTCTGATTGCCATCTTTATGATGCTTTAAGCATAGTTCCATCATGGTGGGGGATAAAGCAAGTTACGCAAGGTGCACGGCAAGGTATCCATTTAAAAACAATTCGAACTAGCAAGTTGAATCCACAAGTGGACAAACTTTCCTTAACAATGCTTCTTTGGAAAGATGAATTGCTTTCCCTATTAAGTGATGTAGGGGAGCTACAGAATTTGAAAAATAAACCTAAACGCGTCTTATGGTCAAAACTCGCCAATAGTATGGATGTTGGCGAGCTTCGTGAAGCTGTTCGAGTTAAACTTAAAGCCCGTAAAGAGTGGCGAGTTGCTCAACAACCTTAGTTATGTGATGGTTTTGCCCAATCCTACGCCATACCTCTGGGCTACCAAATTTATAGTTACCAGAGGGATTGGCTTTGTAGGCTTGATACTCGTTTGCATAATATTCTATGTCTCTATCTCCCGCACAGAATGTAGGCCCTGAATATTCTCGATGAGCAAGAATATCCTCACTATGTTTACCATATTGTTCATAACCAAAGCGATTAGCTACTCTTCCTCGAAATACCCAAAAGTCATTATCTCCAGAGTATCTGACGCTGGCAGATACGCTAGGGAATCGCGTCGAAAGCCTATTAAAGTCGGGGTGCTGTACTCCATAATCACTATAAATCACATTTCTGGCAAGTTCTTTTCTATTCATTAAACTCTGCCATAAAATCCACTCGATTCGAGGTTGAGAATATAGACCAACAGAAATATCACTGAGATCTGTAGGAAATGAACCCCCAGAAAGAATCACTTTTCTGTATTCATTGAGGTGCGCCAGATTGTTTATCAATCCCATTGCCAAAGTATATAGTTCGCCGGAATTAAGTTTATCCTCGGTTAACTCATCTCTTAAGTCAATAATTATATCAATATTTGATAAAGGAATTCCCAGATGATGAATGTAATGCGTTATTAATTGTGGGTTAACCAGATCTAACGTGGTTAATCTCAAGCATATTTCATTCTGTATTAATTCATCAATCGCTCTTTTATAGTTAGATGGGCGAGTTGGTGAACTGACAGGAATAACTCTTATCCCCATATCTCTAACTTGATTAACCGCATTTATTATAGGGTAATGATCTTCAGGCGAAATAAAATGCTCTTCAATTAATAATCCATCAATATAAACACCTTGCATATCTGAGCAAGATTTTGAGACTTTCTTTCCGAACTCTATAAGAGTCTCGTTATAACTCTTTAAGGCAATACCTGAATCAGGGTCAATTGGCACTGGTTCAATTTCGAGTAATGGCAAAATTTTTGATTTCTTTTCAATGGATAGCTGCGATAAAGCTGATAACTCAGAACGCTTCGCTTTCAGAATAGGAATATATGAAATTGTCATGTTAAAACCTTATACAGAATCAATTAACAATTAATGGTTCTTCGGACATTGAAATTTATATCGCAAAAATTGGCAAACTCTCCTCGACTACTTACTTGTGGGTATCCTGGCGTAAAAGGAATGACTTGGCAATACCCGGTGTGATCATAAGTCATTGAAAATGATCATTTTTATCAGTCTTTCTTCCATGATGAATGCTAATGCCATTTGATTTGTTGAGGTGAAAACTGTTAAAAATCAAAACGATGTAATTGAAATGAACGTTCGGTAGCATTCACGCTTTAAATGTTTCTTTTGTGCTGATTGGGTGAATTTTGGTCACTTATGTTGAGAGATGTTGCAGGAAAAGAAGTTGGCATTGATCTATTGGATAGTTAGAATTGCTGCGGGTGCTTGAGGCTATCTGCCTCAGGCATGAACACCAAAAGGCAGATAGAGAAAAGCCCCAGTTAACATTCGGCGTCCGGCAAGACGCTTAACATTAATCTGAGGCCATATCTATGCGACACATAGAGATTAGCCTCTTACGGACCGAAAGGTCAAGGAGAAGCAGGCTATGAAGCAGCAAAAGGCGATGTTAATCGCCCTGATCGTCATCTGTTTAACCGTCATAGCGACGGCACTGGTAACGAGGAAAGACCTCTGTGAGGTACGAATCCGAACCGGCCAGACGGAGGTCGCTGTCTTCACAGCTTACGAACCTGAGGAGTAAGAGACCTGGCGAGGGAGAAATCCCTCGCCACCTCTGATGTGTCAGGCATCCTCAACGCACCCAAATATTGATGCATTACATTGTTGTGTTTGAGAATTTGTTTGAACATAATTTGAACGATATTTAAGAGGAGATACGCAATGATCCGCAAACTGGTGAGATTGCTTAAAAGTGGTTCAAAGCCGTTCGACATCACTGAAATGCAATTGATGTATGATGAAATCGAAGAAAAGCAAAGAAAAATTGCTGAGGAAAAAGCAAGGATCAAAGAGGAGCATGCCAATGGATCAAGATTGTCAAGCCGTAGATTCACTATTTGATTACCTTTATCTTGACAAAGAGCGCGTAGGTTACTTCACTGCGCAATTATTTCCATCAGGAGTATTGAATGCTGTAAAACAAATCTCGTCCAGTTCTGAGCATTCATTAAATGAACTTAAAGGTGGCGTTTCATTATTTAATGCCAGGAAAAATGCGGGGGATTCTTTTGCAAAAACGCAAGAGCGGCATTTTGACTCATCATGGTCTTTACCATTAAATTTTTTTGATAAGTTGCACGAACAAGGCTTGGTGGCAACGAGCTTAGAAAATGCAGAAATTGGAAGTCTGGTGATGGTAAAAGGGCATATCAAATTATTTGATGTGAAAATGGCTCATGATGTTCTCCCTATATATAAAGATGCAAAACAAAAAGAACTAAAGCAGACTAAATCACCAGCTCAGAAAAAAGATATTCAAGAAGAAATTTATCATGCTAAAATGGCTGCTGACATGTTTTCTTTGCTCCCGTTCTCTACACAGATAGAGCTTCTTGACGATCAAGAAAATATATTCTGGATGTCGGTCAAGGCTGATGATTTAGCTTTAGATGTGGGAAATCTTGCATTAAAGTATGGTTCCAGAATACCTGGTGAATGGTATGTCATCGGTGTTATAGATGCGCTCCCGGATATAAGTGACGAGACAGTTTCAGAGTCAATATTTCCTTCTGACGAAATCAGAGGCACAATAGACTATATGCTTGAAGGTATTCGTGGAATGATTGGGAGGAGCGAAACTTCCTATGGTATGACACCGCTAGTAATTTTCAGGAAGGTGTCTTAACCGAACTTGTTTTTAGTTTTTTTTGGCAGATTTTGTCTTTTTTATTATTTATGAGTTACAATCTGTCGCGCTAGCCTGAACAACTGGCACCTGCTGCGCCAGCAGAGAAAACAGATGGCGCACAAGACCAAATTACACAATTCTGATACCGTTCGTGCCAGCAGGCACGGGCGGTGTTCTCACACATTCAAATATGACTGGTATCAGCACGACCCCTGCACTGAAGAACAGGCCGAATGGCTGATTCATAACTACCGCAGACGTGGGTATGAGTTTAGGAAAGCCCTCAGCCTCGATTATCGTCACTGGATAATCTACGTCAGACTCCCTTATTCCGAACGCCCACCGCGTCCGTCCCGCACATTCCAGCAACGCATCTGGAGGTAACGTGCGGGTATTACTTCGACCTGTTCTGGTGCCGGAACTTGGGGTGGTTATCGTTAAGCCAGGTCGTGAATCCATGCAGGTATTCCATAACGGCAGAGTGCTGGTTGAACCGGAGCCAAAAAGCATGCGCGGTCTGCCGTCCGGAGTTGTTCCCGCCGTTCGCCAGCCGCTGGCGGAAGATAAATCATTACTGCCATTTTTCAGCGATGAGCGGGTGATTCGTGCTGCCGGCGGCGCTGGTGCACTGTCTGACTGGCTCCTGCGTCATGTCAAATCCTGCCAGTGGCCTCATGGTGACTACCATCACAGTGAAACCGTCATACATCGTTACGGTACCGGCGCAATGGTGTTGTGCTGGCACTGCGACAACCAGCTGCGTGACCAGACATCCGAATCACTTGAGCAACTTGCTCAACAAAACCTGGCAGCCTGGATGACTGACGTCATACGCCATGCAATGAATGGCACACAGGAGCGGGAATTATCGCTGGCTGAATTATCCTGGTGGGCGGTCTGCAATCAGGTGGCGGACGCATTACCTGAGACAGTATTGCGTCGTTCTCTGGGGTTGCGTGCGGAAAAAATCCGCTCAGTGTACCGCGAAAGCGACATCATACCGGGAGAGCAGACTGCCACCAGCATAATGAAGCAGCGCACAAAAAATCTTGCGCCGCTGCCTCACGCCCACCAGCAAAACCCGCCACAGGAAAAGACGGTGGTCAGTATTGCCGTTGATCCGGAGTCTCCTGAATCTTTCATGAAGCGGCCTAAACGTCGCCGTTGGATAAATGAGAAATACACTCGCTGGGTAAAGACACAGCCGTGTGCGTGTTGTGGTAAGCCAGCCGACGATCCCCATCACCTGATTGGTCACGGTCAGGGCGGAATGGGGACAAAAGCCCACGATATTTTCACGCTACCGCTGTGTCGGGAGCATCACAACGAGCTTCATGCGGACCCGCTGGCGTTCGAAGAAAAGCATGGTTCCCAGATTGATTTAATTTTTCGTTTTCTTGATCACGCCTTTGCAACCGGCGTGCTCGGGTAAAAGAGGTTACTGATGTGTATAGAGTTTGTTTTGCCTTACCCGCCGACGGTGAACACCTACTGGCGACGTCGTGGCAGCACATATTTTGTATCAAAATCCGGTGAGCGTTATCGCCGTGATGTGGCGCTCATTGTTCGCCAGCAGCGGCTGAAGTTAAACCTGTCCGGAAGGCTGGCGATAAAGATTATTGCAGAGCCACCGGATAAGCGTCGCCGTGACCTGGACAATATCCTGAAAGCTCCACTGGATGCGCTGACGCATGCGGGACTACTCATAGACGACGAGCAGTTTGATGAAATCAATATAGTGCGCGGTCAGGTCGTTCCTGGTGGGCGGCTGGGCGTGAAGATTTACAAAATTGAAAGTGAGTGAGCGTAAATATGATATACCCGGAAATTACAGGCAAAAGCGGTGAGCATTTACGCCTGAAAACGCTGGAAAGTGTCTGGCTCCAGGGGAAACTGCGTATGTGGGGGCGTTGGTCGTATATTGGCGGCGGTAAGACGGGAAATATGTTCAACCAATTACTGACCTCTAAAAAGCTGACAAAAACGGCAATTAACGAGGCGCTCCGGAGGATGAAAAAAGCGGGCCTGGACAAACCTGAACTTGAGGCTTTTTTGCGGGATATGATCAACGGCAATCAAAAAAGCTGGCTGGCACATTGTACCGATTCAGAGGCGTTAATAATCGACAGGGTTATTGGTGAAGCCCTGGCCGGTTATCCCGGGCTGCTCAATGTCCTGAGTCAGCGTTATGTGGGGCGGGGGATGACTAAGCGCAAAATGGCTGAACTGCTGAATGATGCACACCCGGAATGGAGTTTAAGAACCTGTGAAAGACGCATTGAGCATTGGCTAAAGGTGGCAGAATTTATTTTGTACAAACCAATGGTTATGGCTTTTGGTATAGAGAAAAAAGTTATTGCTTTTTGACGTAAAAACTGCTTCAATTCCGGTACGCTTCGCAAAGCTGTACCGCGAGGCGAATAGCAGACATGGACATTTGAAAGAGCCCGCTTTTTGCGGGTTTTTTTATGCCTGAAAAATGGCACAGAACATTAAACGCGCTGGTGGTTCCGAATATCGGTCTTTCAGCTTGCTGGCTTTTTCGACAAGAGTTATTGGTATGTCACGTTAACCAGAAAAGGAAAAAAGACATGCTAAAACAGCAGGATATGACCGAAACCGCCAGAGTGGTGTTTAATGAATTAAGCGTCACCGAACCGGCGACCGTCGGGGAAATTGCGCAGAATACTTA